GTGTAAAAGGTGGTGGTATCGCTATGGGAAACAAGAAATTAAAAGGAACTGATGGTATATTAAATCCAAAAGAAATATATTGTTTGTGTTGTGGTAAAAAAGATAGTAGCGATAATTACTACAATTCGGACAGTTTACAATACAAAGCATATGGAAAGCTCCCTTATTGTAAAGAGTGCATTAATGAGATATATCAGGGATATTTGAGTGAATATAAAAAGTTAAAATATGCAGAACCCGAGAAAAAAGCAGTGCAACGTCTTTGTATGACATTCGATTTATATTATTGCGATAAGATTTTTGAATCTGCAAAAAAAGAATGGGTAGAAGCAAAACGAAAATTTAAAAATGATGATTTAGTATATACTGCATATTTTATGAAACACGCAAAGATGTATCAATATCGTAGAAATAATTATAATACTACGATAAATGATGAGTATAAACAAATGAAAGACGATCAGAAAACAATGTCTATGTTTAATAGTAATGATGATGAACAACAGAAAGTTGTTAGTAAAGCAGTTAATTTCTTTGGTAGGGGTTTGTCTGATGATGAATACTTGTTTTTGCAGAATGAGTATGATGATTGGACTGCTCGGCATGAGTGCCAAACTAAGGCGCAAGAAGAATTAATTAAACAAATTTGTTTTACTCAATTAGCTTTGTTCAAAGCAGTTCGTAGTGGCGATGATTCTAAAGCGAAGGATTTAAACGCAACTTTAATGAAACAAATGGATGCAGCTAAATTACAACCTAAACAGAATAAAGGGGAAACTGTTTCTGAAACTCAAACATTTGGTACTTTAATTGAAGAATGGGAGAACCATGATCCAATTCCTGAAGTTGATGAAGAACTAAAAGACGTTGATAAAATAGGTTTATTTTTAGATGTTTTCTTTAGAGGGCATTTAGCAAAAATGATGGGATTAAAAAATGGTGTATCGAAGTATTATGATGAATATATGAAACAATTTACTGTTTCAAAGCCGTCTAAGAGAAATGGGAATAACGATGATGAATCATTAGATGATAGTGAAATGATTTTTGATGCTTTGTTTGGCAATAATACCTCTGATAAGGAGGAATAGCCATGACAAAAGCAATTAAAAAAAATATATCTCCTAATGATAAGTCCGAAAGAAGAATGAAAGCGGTAGCTAAACGAGCTGCTTATTATCGTGAAAACCCCCAAAAGTTTGTAATAGATTATTTAAACATTACATTAAAGATGTTTCAAAAGTTTCTAATATATGCGATGATGCACAATAATCATTTTATGTTTTGGGCTTGTCGTTCTTTGGGAAAATCTTGGTTGACAAGTCTTTACTGTGTTGTTAGGTGTATTTTATTTCCTAATACTAAGATTAGTGTTTGTTGTTGTGTAAGATCGCAAGGTAATAAAGTTCTTCGTAAAATCACAGAAGATTTTATGGTTAAGTATGGTTGGGGTTCAGAAAATCTAAAGCGTGAAATTGAAAGTTGGAAAATTAACGATAATGAGGCATTTATAAAATTTCGTAATCATTCTTGGATTAGAGTAGACACTGCTACTGATACTGGTCGTGGTGAAAGAGCTAACGTATTGGTTGTTGATGAGTTCAGACTTGTTGATTTGAAAGTCCTCAATACTGTACTAAAGCGTTTCCTTGGTGATCCTCGTCATCCTCGTTATTTAGATTTGCCTAAATATCGTGATAATGAAGATTTACTTGAAAGTAATGTCGATATTTATATGAGTTCGGCTTGGTAAAAAATTATTATATAAATTTATTATGTTTGCAAAACAATGGTGTTTGTATATACTGTCGTGAGATAGAATCCCTCTACGCCATTGTTTTTATTTATTTGGAGGGATTATTATGAGAAGTGGAATTAGAAAACATTTTTTTAATGAAGATTATTTTGAAATAATAGATAATTCAGATAAAGCATATTGGTTAGGGTTTATTGCGGCTGATGGTGCAGTTTGTAAATCATCTAAGTATAATTCTTATCGTTTATCTATTAGTGTTGAAGAAAAAGATATTGAACATCTCAGAAAATTTTTATCATCTGTTGGTGGTAATGATATAAAGATTGAAAAATACATTAATACTATTGGTTACTCAAACAAAGAAAAACCATCAAAAATAGTTAGAGTGGTTTTAAACTCATATAAAATGTGTTTGGATTTAGAAAAATATCATATTCATCAAAATAAATCTTACGACATCAAATTCCCAAATATATCGCAAAAATATATTCCTGATTATTTAAGAGGTGTTTTTGATGGTGATGGAAGTTATTATTGTAAGTTTTCTGAAAAAGAGAATAGATATAGATTATCTTTTGAACTTGTTAGTATGAGCAAAGATTTTATTGAAAAAATAAAAGATTATTTTACAACAAAAGAAATTAAATTAAATATCTATTCAAGGGTGTTGCCTAAAAGTGGGAATACAGTTTATCGCTTGATGTCTGGAAGTATTAAAGAAATAACTAAACTAATTAACTTGTTATATAATAATCCGACAATGTATTTATCTCGTAAATTTAATAAAGTAAATATAATAAGAGAATTGCCGTTCAATTCGGTAACGAATTGAATTATTAGAGGGGTGTATCGGTGAAGTCCTCCAATATAATAAAGGATAATACCGAGAGCAATAATATCTAATGTTGTTTGTAACGCATAGGAGTTGACCGTTATAATGAAAGGAATAATACTCCCACGAGCCTCCTCCCCCTATTGATAATTGATATAGGGTGAAAATGTATGCTAAGCTCACACAATGGTAAAGTGTGAGAACTATAGGATAAAAAGCCTATAGGATAATAAAACTGATAAGAGCCACTGGAGTTATGATAAATCAAAAGCCTATACAGTTAATTTACTTGGTGGACGAAACGGATATTTTGTCTGTGCTTTGCCATATCAAATGGCTGTAATGGCAAAATTAAAGAAGCGTAGCGAGATTGAAGATGAAATGTCGGAAACAGATTTTGACGAGATGTCTTGGGAAATGGAAATGGGTTGTATGCCATTTGGTGCTGATGATGAAGCGTTTTTTTCATTTGATGACATTTCAAATTGTATGAATTTACAATCTGTTGTATATCCATTTAGTAAAAATAAAGATGTTGACATTCCTGATTTAGTAGATGGAGAGCGAAGGATATTATCAATAGATATTGCTCTTATGGCTTCTAAACGCCATAAAAACGATGCTGCATCATTGTTTATTAATAGAGCTATCCCGACAAATCAAAATCATTATAAGGCGAATATAATATGGTTAGATACATACGAAGGTCTACTTACCAATGAATTAGCGTTGATGGTACGCAGACTTTTTGAATTATATAAATGTACTGATTTAGTAATAGATGCCAATGGTAATGGTATGGGTGTTTATGATTTATTGGTTCAAGATATGATTGATGTTGAAACAGGACAAGTATATCCTGCATTGTCTTGTTGTAATGATGAAGCTATGGCTGATAGATGTAAAGATCCCAAAGCCCCGAAGGTTATTTGGTCTATTAAGGCTTCTGCTAAGTTTAATTCTGATATTGCAAAAGGATTAAGAGCTGGTTTTCAAAATGGGAATATTAATCTTCCTGTGTCTGAACAAGAAGCAGAAGTTCATTTAAGAGATAAAATGAGGGGTTATAAAAAAATGAACCCAAATCAACAAATACAATACAAGTTACCATTTTATAATTCAGATTTAACAAGGAGAGAATTAGTTAATCTTGAAGGGAAGATTAATGGTGCTGATGTTAAATTATCTGAAAAAACTGGTATGCGCAAAGATAGGTACAGTTCTTTAGCATATAATTATTGGGTTCAATGTGAACTTGAAAGGGAAAATCTTAGAAATAATCATAATACATATACAATGAAAGATTACGCTCAGAGTATGCGTAAATTAAATCGTAGACCAATTATGTATTAATAGGAGGTGAGGGCGAATTGAGTCAAAGTAAAACAAAGAAACAAAAATCTGTAACTATACCAGTATATAATAAAAATCAACACGATAAAGACGAAGAAGTTTTTGAAAAGGGGTTAAAAGAAGGAAAAATAAATTGGTCTTCTTTTTCTCGACTGATGACACACGATTTGTGTGTTAATACTGAAATTCTTAATGATAATTCAATAGGTGGTATTAAATTAAGAGATATTCGTAATGCTTTTGACCATCCTGAAATATATTGGCGTATTTTATTAACAGTTTCAAATATTTTAATGCGCCGTTCACCTCATTATTATAGACTTAATACAGTTTATAGTAATATGGCAAAGTTTTGTTGGTGGATTGACCTTTACGGAACTGACACCGATGTTGATATGAATAGTTTAAAACGTGTTTATAATAGATTAGCCAAGCGTTTTGAAGATATGCACATTACTCACGAATTTTCAAAAGTAATGAGGGTTATCCCTTATGAAGATGTTTATTGTGGTCTTGTTGTTGAGGATTGGTATGGTTCAAATAATAC